TATCAGCCGTAAGTTTTCCTTTTGAGTCGCCTTTACTAGAGATACTACCATACCCCCAGTTCTCAGGATCATTGTGATGCTTAGGTAAATTACTTCTAGTATCTAATGGATCTGTCCATACAGTATCTCTGTCAAATGTAGAGCGTTTTTGTCCAGGATCTTTTTTAGGTCTTTCTTTCATCCCGTATCCATAATCTATATGATCGTAATCGTCGCTGTCGCCTTTCTTTTGAGTAAACAGTTTACCTTTATACTTAGGATCACGCCATTTGGCAGATTCTTCCATGTCTTCATAATCTTTAGGATCATGCTCTTCATAGTGGTAATACTCTAATGCCTCTTGATGACTCCAACCATATTTTCGCATTAGGTGTCGAATTTTTCTTTCTTCGTCGTCCTCGTGATGAGCGTTTTCTTTTACATCTTTCTTGGCCAGTTTTTCTGTTTCACGGCGAGCTTTATCACTCATGTTAGTTACTTTGCCACGGCCGTCTTTGTTTGTAGCCTTGCGCCATGGAGTTTCTTCTTTCCATTTAGTAACTTCACCCTTTTCGTTCTTTTCTTCCGTACGTTCTTCTTTAATAGCCTGGTACATTTGACTTAAACGATTTACCAATGACTCGTCAAAGTTGCTTGGTTCACGTAAACTGTTTGTACCAGGAGCACGTTGAACTGGGCTAATTTTACCTTTACTATTCATATCATCGCCGCTGAATGTAACTGCGTCAATCCCATGAACATGATGTCCTGCAGATCCCTTGGCACTATTGCCATAAGTTTCCTCGTCATCATCAAACTCTTCGCCTACTCCGCGCTCATCAGATGTAAGTGGACTATCATCACTTTGCCCTTCGTCTGACATGTGTGCAATCATATCTCCCATCATTGGCTCTTCTGCATCGTGTTCGTCTGGTCCTTTACCAATTACCATCATTGGCTCTTCGCCTTGTTCGCCTTTTTCAATACTACGTAGAATATCCATTAGACTACGAATGCCGCCTTCGCCTTGACCAGACATATTAACATTCATAGTCACATTGTCTTGTTGTCCGGCATGTGGCATCATTGGCATTGGACCGCATTCATCAACTTCTACATCTGTGCCTTCGTCAATTCTACGAAGTCTTTCAAGACTTTCTTTCATAGTAGGTGGATTTAAATCATTACTAGACGCATAATTAAAACCTTTACCAAAATTACTAAAAAATGCCTTTAATGCACCGTATGCATGACCGATCCATGCACCTGCTGTCATACCATAAGCACTAGCAGTTGGTTGTTGGAAATTTACTAACTCTTCATGTGTGTGCTGAGCCATGTCGTAATATTTCTTTGTAACTGGTCCATTTAATCCATCTGGTTTAACTGGATAATTGAATGGAGGGCTTGATAACCACTTTTGTACATCGTACAATTTAGGATCACCGTGTGGTGCAAGACCTGGACGATCAGCTTGTGGAGATATTGTTTGTGTTTGCTGTGTAGACTGTTGTGCTGGCATTGCAGGACCTTGAGGTGTACCTGGTCTTGCTGAATCCATTGAAGCTGGTTCGCCAGCTTCTTCAATCTTTTTTAATTTTGCCATTAAATCGTATAAATGCATTATCTTGCTCCCTTAGGTAGTACAGGGAGTTTGTTTTGCTTAGTACCGATTGCGCTGACATTCCCTTGTTTGTTTGAGTTAAAATCTTTTACTTTTTTATATTCTTCTGACACACCAGGCAAGCTATTTGCCAGAATTTGATCGTTAAATCCTTTGATTTGTGTCATATTATGTTTTTCTTTACCTAATTCTTTTAACAAATCATACTTGTATTTGTCATTAACCATATCGCCATGGTTACTAGGTTCCTGTGTTGTACCAACTAATGCTTTACCAGATTTTTTATCATGTTCGTGATTTAACGCATGTTCTGCTTCTTCAGCCATGTTTCTAACAATAACGTGACTATGTGTAACACCTAAACCAGTAGCTACCATATCTCGTATTTGCAACTGTGTTGCTGGATAATCTGTAGTTACATCATAGATAGTCATTCCAACATTTTTATGTTCTGGAAATTCGCTGTGACGTTCTTGAATTGGTGTTGTCATCCCTTTGCTAACTTTACTAACATGGAATTGAGCTAGTGAGCCTTTAATTTGCTCAACGGCATTATCTGGGTGATCTCCGGCAATTTTTACTTTAAATTCGTAAACTTTCTTGCTTTCGGTCAAGTATTCTTTGTATGATTTCATAGTCTGGTCCTAGTACTATATTTATTTTAAATTCTTTAATTTTTCTATTAGGCTATTACGATCTGTGATAATAACTCCATCTCCTGGAATAGTTACACCTTCATCGGATTGACTGTTATCTTGGTCTAATTTTTGCTTTTTCAACTGCAAATCGATCATTTTTAACTTTTTGTCTAGTTTAGCACTTTTAGCACTAATAGCATGTCCTAGCATACTAGCCGCAACTTCAAACAATCTGCCGCTATATCTAGCTTCAACGTTCATGCCCAAATCCATAATATCTTCGTAAGCATCTTGAGCCTTTTTAGCCAGGTCATCAAGCTCGGCATCACCGGCATCACCCAAACCTTTTACTTGTGGAAGGGCCGCTGATATTTTATCGTACTCGCTCATATCGCGAATAAATGGTTGTGCTAATTCAGCTTTTTTCTGTTCTTTTTCTTCCTGCTTAACAATTTTCTTGCTTTCAGGTAAGTTTAGGATTTCTTCAAGTTTTTTAGTCATAACATTACTTATCCTACTTATTGATGGAAGATATCATTTTCATTAAGGATTCTGAATTGTATGCCTTGCTGTCTACACCAAAGCCCAGCCGCCGCCCATTTGGCTTGATTTTTTACAAACTGTGCTTGATTGAATTTATTTTTACCAACACGTTCTAAAATTGTCTGACTTGCTGGTTTAATTTCTATCAACTCTGTAATAACACGATTATTACGGTCAACATATTGAATGAAGAAATCGGGTACATAGACTGTTTGTCTGTCAGTTAACGGATCTCTATAGGGAATTTGTACGGCTTCGCTTGCCCATTTTTGCACGTTTTCGTTATTATCGCAAAAATTCATAAAGCTCCATTCCCAGCTACTTCTATATGTTGGCAATTTAGTACCAACATACTTGTCTGGGTGCTTCATGTTAAATTTGCCACGTGCGAACTTTGCCATATTATATTAAAATATTGCGGGCTTCAAAAGTATCGGTGGATACAGATGTTCTAAAACCTAATAGGCTAGTATTTTCTCTGTAAGCGTTTAGTACTTGTGCCACTACTTGACTAAGTTGTACGTCTGTCAAACTTTTTAGTTTGTCTAGTAAAGTAAAGACACTGACATTTTCTACTCTTGATTGATTTAATAAAATAATTGCAGTACTACTAGCACTTGTATAATCAAACCCACGTTTAACAAAAAATGCAACAGTTGCGTCTATTTCTACAGCAGGAAAACTTACGGGAGTATTAAAATAAGTATCGAAGAATGTTTTGACGGTTACTGAACCATTCTGCTGTGTTGCAGGTAAATTTCCAATCATGTTATTTCCTTACTTTTTTCGTTGAGTTGCAAGAGTTGTGTTGCTATCGGTGTTGCTCATTGGAAAACTAAATCCACTAAGTCCGCTTGCATTATTATATGGATTAGGGCTAGTAATTCCGCTAGTACCATTTGCACTAATCGGTTGTTGAGTATTTTGATATGTATTGATTTGTGTTATTACACTATCAAGAAAACCAGGAGCATTAGATCTAACATCTAATGCTTCTACGAAACTTGGACTGTTAACAGTTGGGTCTGGATTAACACCATATAATGGACTATGTGTGTGATCATAATGTGTATCGCCAAACCCTTCGACGCCTCCAGAAGGATCTTTATCAGGATCTACAGAACCAACATTGTAACTTACAGCTTCATACTTTAACTTCATATCAAACTCATGCGTTTGATTTCCTTGGCTATAATCTAATCGATTATGATTCCAACTACTGATAATTGGATTAGACAATGTATATTGAACATACTCGTGTCTAGCCATTTGATAAATTTTAATATAACTAAAAAATGGAATCGTGCTTCCGTTATCTAAACCATATGCTGTTGGAATATAGTTAGAATTTTGTGTCGCAGTTCTTTCGTATGCACCTTGTACCGATGCACTAGTTGGATCTGCGTAGTAATAATTGTAATAATTTTGCCACAACGCATTAATTAATCCCATATTATCATCATGAAATTTAATTCCTATTTCCATAGGTTCATGCATGTACTGAATTTGTTTCTTTCTGTTATACTGATTTACCATATCAGTTTTGATAGTAAAGTGTGGTAAGTCAACACTTTTTACTAACATATTAATTTCTTTACCGTAACGCTGAATTAAATTTAAATTATAAACAGTTGAGCTATTGATGCCAAATGCAACATGGAATAGAAATTTTTGTTTAGGAGCAAGCCTAAACTGGTCGTCGGAGAACACACGAGCCGCGTGTTGATAATCTTTTAGAAAAAGCTCGTTGTTTGCTTGTAAATTGCGGTTAGATGTAAAGGCCATACTATTATTTATTTAAATAGTAAACTGCGTATTTAATGAATAGTCAATAAAAAGCCTACTTGCGTAGGCTTAATATTATGAACCGATTGCGTTCTTACCACTAGCGGCACCTGGAATCATCACTGATTTAGGAGCGCCAATTGCTGGAACTGGATCAGTTTGTACTGCATTATCAAACTGAATTGTTAAGTCAATCATAACAGGACCTTGTTCACTGTACTTTAATTCTTGCCAGTTTGTTTGCTGGACGTAGCAACCATATAGTTCCCATGTTTCAAGAACGTTAGGTGTGTTAGATCCATTACCACCGTCAAGCATTTCAATACGCATTGTGAACTTGTAATCACCAGCCGCGGCCGCTGAACTTTGTTCAAAGAAGTCAAATTGTTTCTGATTTTGTTCGCCGACCAACTTGCTAACTGCACCAGTAACATCATCACGTAGTTTAACTGTAAGTGGTTTCCACTTAGGTTTTCCAGCGTAGTGAATGATACTGTTGTAGATATCAATCTTTTGATCTTCGAATTCAACACTTGGACGAGCCGCTTCAGCAACTTGTTTAGTTAGTTCGGTTGTTGGAGTACTTACACCAAAGTTTTCAAAGTTAATTCTAAAACGATACTTCAACTTAGGCATTAACATGCCTTGTGAAGCCGCGCTTTGATCACTTGCTAGTGGTACTGTAAAATTTGAAAGTGCCGCAATTGCCATTTATGTCTCCTTATTTGCTCAACCCAGCAATAGCGCCAGTGTTTTCTAAGCGTAATGGAATGTAAATGAATTCAACTGACTTGACTGGCTCAATAGCAATGTCAACGTATAACTCATTAGCATCGATTCTGCTTGGTGTGTTGTTTGAAGTGTCGCAAACTACTAGGTAGTCGTATAGAGCACGTTCAGCCGTTAAGTTAAGCAATAATTTTTCAATTTCTTGTTTAATTTCGTTACGGGTAATTGTATCGTTTGGTTCAAAAATGTATGGTTTAGAAATAGCATTCAACTTGTAACGTAAGTAAATTACTAAACGTGCAACGTTGATACGATCTAAACTACTTGCAACCAATTGACGTGTGTACTGTCCATAAGTTACTAGACCAACTCCACCAATGTATGTAATTGGGTTTACGTGGATGCTAGCTAATGTGTCACGTTGTCCTGTGTTCAATGCAACTGTATTGAATTCACCAGTTGTTGCATCAACATAACCTACGCTACTTGCATTAGTTACACCACCACGACGTACACCTGCTGGAGCAAACCAAGGATAAGCAACATTGTCGCTTAATGCAATAGTACGTAACATAATGTGACTTGGAGGAACAACAATGTTATTACCTAACAAGTCTGTTGTTAAGCCCCATGGATAATAAACTGCTGAATTAGCATCTGTCGTTACTAATCCGTCCCATCCGTCAACAGGAGCATTTTTCACATTATTACCCCAATTGCTTAAACTTGTTGCATCGGGTTGTAAATGTGCTGGAGCATCTGCAATAATGAATGATAACAACCCACGATCATTGTTTAGACTTACCAATGCTGGTAATGTTTCTAAATAACCTGGACATGCAATGATGTCAAATACACGACTATCTTCGTCACGAATTTGTTGATTATTTTCAATTAAAGCGTTGAGTGCTTGTACAACCACTGCTCGTTGAGCGTGTGTTCCAAATACTCCACGGCCCTTATAATCATTTGCGGCATCAGTTACCCATGAATCTGGATAATATGATGTCATCAATGGTGTACCTGATAAGTTCGTATTGTATGCTTGAGTATTAACATAGTTAGTTACATAACGTTTTACATTAAAACTGCTACGACGTAGGTTGAATAACAATGTACCTTTTGGATATAACTGTGCATTCGGAGTGTCAAAATCAACAAAGTCGGTTGTTAATAATGTTGTGATTGCATCAGGTGCTTCCATTCCAGTTTTTGCACCAACTGAATTATTGTTTTGGTCACTCCAACGTGCATCGGCAAAAATAATACCGTTACTTGTTGTGTGATCTGTAGTATCAATCAACACCCATGCTTTTGTTAAGAAGTTATAACGATAAATTTGTGGCCAGGCTTGTAAATTGCTTGTGTTAATCCACAAATCACCGTGCTGTAATACACCACCTGAACTGTTTGTTGTTGGTTGTGTTGCGCTGATAATTGGACCGTTGGCATCAGTTTGTGAGTAACCGTTAGTATAACCAACACCTTGGTTAACTACAACTTTACCAGCAGTACTAGCATAACCTCTCCAATGTGAACCATCGTTAACTAAGATGTCCACATCGCTTACAGAACTGTTATACCACAATGTTCCGTTAGCTGGAGTTGTTGTTGGAGCAGTTGCTGAAGGAGTTACTAGTGCTGTACCTGTTGATGTAGCACTTGCCCAAGCTGTGATAATATAGTAGTTTGCAGTTCCTGTTGGGTCTGCGTAGAAAGCACTATTTGTTCCAACAGTAAAGATTTTACCAATTGGTGTTCCTGTGCCGTCTTGTAATCTAATATCACCACCTTGTGTATGTGTTAATACAATTTGATTTAGACTTGTTACACTTGCTACAACGTTGCCTAATGAAACTACTGCGTTGTTAATCGCTGTTGTTAATGCTTGAGAGTCAGTTGTTGCATTACCAACTGCTGTGAAACTTACAGTTGCATAGCTTGGCAATACTGCTGTACCAACTTGGCTTGATGAAATAGTGAATGTATATGTACCAGATGTAAATGTACTTGCTGTTATTGCATTTGAAGTTGAGCTAGTTACACCAGTTGATAGACGTTGATAAATTTTAAAGTTTGCATAAGTTGGGTTAGTCAACTCGTCATCATTGTATTTTACATAGATTTGGCCAACTGGAATATTAATACCGCCACCTGTTGGGTCTAATGCGGCCATAGCGGCCTGGTTGCTACCATACAATGCTGAAATCGTTTGACGAATCCAGCTAGCTGTAGATGCGTTATATTTTTCAATATCCCAGTTTGCACCTAAGTTTACTGGAGTTGTTTTAATCCAAATACTACCTGTTGGGTAAGTTGATCCTGGAGTTAAAACACCACTTGAATAACTACCTGCCCATTGTGGAACAGTATAGTGTGGAGAAATTGCTAATGCTGGTGCATTATAAGTTCCTGCACTGATAATTTTATTTGTACTAGTTAATGTACCGCCTAGTGTAATTGCAACACCAGTTGAATATAAATTCAAATAACCGTTTTGTACGCTTGCTGTAACACCAGTAACATGTGATCCTAGTGCTGTAACTAAGCCACCGAATGTAGTTGCACCAGTAACAGTATAACCGTTAACAATCAATGTATCGCCACTTGAAATAGTTGCACTAGTTGAAGCAACGCTACTTGTAACTGTTGGCATACTTGCAGTCCAAGCAGTCGAACCAACCTGTACCCATATACCTGCTGTGCTTGCACCAGCAGTTGTGCCGCCTGTACCATCACTTGCTGTATTATATTGTTTGTACCATAGAGTTGCAAGTGTTGTAGCTGTAACAATCGCATAAGATCCTACAGCACCAAAACTTGGTAATGGAGCATACGTTCCAGTGTTATATAAACCTGAACCTGCATTAATTACTGTTGGAATTTGGTTAACAAAAGTTTGTCCGTTTGTAGCTGTTGGAGCACTTCCGTTCCATTGGAAAATACCAAAACTAGTTGTTGCAGTATCCCACCAATATGTTCCGTCAACTGGCGAACCAGTTGGAATTGTAGCTGTACCAATAAGTTGACTAGTGTCAATGTCTGCACGTACAACGTATGCTTGATTACTAACGCCTAAAAAACTATAAGCGGCTTGTAGACCATATTCGTTTAATTCACCTGCGTTAACTGGATTATTTTCTGCATCAGTTTGGAAGTAAGGAATACCGAATGTGTTGCCCAAGTCCATTTGACTTGTTAACAAGTATACTTGACCAGCATTTGCTTCTAGGGTTCCTGGAGCAGTACCTGTTCCAGCCGAATTCATTTTGTTTGCTTGCGTAGCAACGACGATTAAAGGTACAGTACCTGGTGCGCCGGGAGTGTAGAAACTTTCGTTTACTACGGTTACGCTTACGCCAGGTGAATTTAGTTGAGCCATTGTGTTATCTCCATGAGTACATGTTCTTAATGTATTTATGGCATTTTGGTAAAACAACGCTTATATAAGCCTATAAAAAGGCTCTAAAAAGGCTTAAATAAAATATGAGACCATTATGTTCGTGCGGAAGAGCACCTGTAGCTATCAATTATTATAAAAACGGACAGGCTTATTATAGGAGCATGTGCGGTAATTGCTTACGAGGTGTTAAATTGCCTAGATGGCAACAAGCTGGATATAAACTAAAAAATACTTGCGACAAATGCGGGTTTAAAAGCCCGCATAAAGAAGTATTCAATGTGTTCCACGTTGATGGAAATTTAGATAATTGTAAATTTGTTAATCTAAAATCCGTGTGTGCCAATTGTCAACGGGTTCTTCATCGAGAAGGCGTTCAATGGCGACAAGGGGATCTTGTTCCGGATTTATAAGAGTTTTTATCTGAGTATATAAATCGTCTATGCTAGAATCATTAGAAAACACATAATCAAACTTAGTGCCGACCCATGCTGTTTCACTAGCATGAATTCCTAGTTTTTCCATTCTAGTCTTAGCTAGCATCCAATTCATACACTTGTCGCCGGCATTCATATCAGCGGCATCATTGTACCATGCAGGTTCCGGACCACGTTTCACACGAATAACAATGCCGCCCGCTTTTTTAATACTAGCAATTTCATTAGGAAAACGGCAGTCACTAATGACTATGTCATCTTTCGAGTTGCGTAGTTTATTCTCTAATGCGGCAATCCAAATATCGTCATGGAAGCCTTTGCGACAAACTTCAGTTCCCCAGTA